AGTCTGTACCATTAGTACCATTTGTACCATCAGCACCTTTTTGAGACATTTGTTCAAAGTAAGTCGCATTAGTTGGAAGGTTTCCTGTACTTGCTAATATACAAATGTATGACGAACCATTGTATTCCACAACGTCATCTATTGTATAAGCTGTTGCTCCGCTATAAGTTCCCTTCCATTTGAACTTAATTGAGCCGAGATTTACTGTAGCCATATTATTATTTTCTCCTTATTAGATTGTAGCTATTAGTTCGCCATTACTTAACGAGAAGGTAAACCCACTCGCACTAAATAAAACATCATCAAAGTTGGCGTATTCACTTTGAGAAATATTATCCACTCCTTGATTAGTAGTAGTGACTATTAAGTCTCCATTACTATCTTTGTGAAATCCATAAACTTCTGCTGAACTTGCATTTGCAAATTCTAATGCTGTACCACCTGAATTAACAACAAGTGCTTGTCCTGCTGAACCAAGTGCAGGTACATCATTTGCATCAGTAATACTGAAGTTAGATAAACTGAATGTACCGAAAGCAACTATTTCTAAAATATCATTTACTGAAGCACCTGTAGTTAAAACTATAGAAGAACCAGAAGTTGCTGTAAAATCTGAACCATTTACAAGACGAATACCATTTAGGTAGACATCTATAAATCCTGCATCATATGCAAGTGTATTTGAATTATCATCAGCACCAGTAAATGTTGTTTGTGATGCTGTTGCTGTGTACTTAAATCTGTTTGCTGTTCCATTAACTGCTGAACCTGCGTTTATCCAACCGCCACTTGAGTACACCTTCATAGTATCTGAAGCGGTATCAAAATATAAATCTCCTAAATCTAAAGCTGAACCATCTGGGTCTTGTGTTGGCGCAGTTGCACTAGCACCTAAATAAGTGTTTGCAAAACTGTTTACTGAATTTATATTTGTAGCTACTGTATTTATAGAAGCTACTGTTCCTGAAGCACCTAAAGCTGTAATCTCTGTATTTAATCCTGCAACAGTATTAATGTTAGCTGAATTATTATTAACAGCAGTAACATCACCTGCAATATTATTTACTCCAGTAATATCTGTTCTAATATTATTTAGGTTTGTAATTTCAGTTCCTAATGCACCTAATGTAGAAATTTGTGATGCAACAGCACCTACTGCCGAAATATTATTTGTAGGTGAAATTTGACCTGCAACTAAATTTACATTGGTAGCATTGGTATCAACATTAGTAACATTGGTTCTAATATTATAGACACCTTGAATTTCTGTATTTAAACCTGCAAGTGTACTGATTGCATTAGTTGCAACTGTTCCATCTTGTAAATCAGCTAAAGTTTGAATATCTGCATTTGCTGAAGCTACTGTATTAACATTACCTATGTTTGTACCAACAGTTTGAACTGAAGCTATGTTAGTTCCTACAACATCAATTTCAGATACAGCTTCATTTAAATCGTTAGCTGTAGTTTCTATTTCTGATATTGCTTCGTTTAAATCATTTGCAACAGTTACAACATCAGCAATATTATTAGCTACTGTTGTGACAGACGGCATATTTAAAGCCACTAAATCTATATCGGCTTCATTATTTGCTACTGCTGTAACATCAGCACTAATGCCTGCTACCGTTGTAACATCTGCACTAATACCTGCAACTGTTGTAATATTAGGAATGTTTGTAGATATAAATTGTTTGTTAACAGCATCTGTATTATCTACAGGATTTGCAACATTTTTTAATCTTTTATTTTGTACATTCCAATTGAAATCTACGTTATCCAATGAGATAACGTCACCAGCTTTATCTATGGCTTCTTGAGACATATAAAATGCTTGGTCTGAATCTGTGTCTAAATCGTTTTCGGTTAAAACTGAACCTGAAACATAATCTACTAATTTTGTGTTTTGACTTGTTGTTCTTCTTATTTCAATAGCCGCACCGTTTGCAGGTGCAACGTTAAAAGTAAGGTTAGTTCCTGCGGCATCTAAAGTGTAAGCTGTAACATTAGAACCTGCTACTGTAGCTGTTAAATCTGCTGTACTTCTGTAGCTAAAAGGTATAGCGTACGTAGTAGTAACACCATTACCAGTATATCTTACAAATGAATTTGCCATAGTTTTTGTTTAGTTCTTCTAAAAGGGGTACTTTATTGAATTGCTAGCATAAATTCGCTTAAAGCGCTTTCTGCCTTTTCTTTTATAAAGATATTACGTTCTTCTAAAGTATCTTGTAACACAGGAAATTCTTCCCACATTTTTTGAAAAGCAATACGTTCAACTTTATGTACTATATCAAGTATGTAATTTTGTCTGTAATCATCTCCAGCCACTATTCCTGAAGGTAATTTATATAAACCGCTAGTTTTATCACTTACTAAAGTTTCAACTAAATCTTTTAATTTATATTGTTTACCTTTATATGGGATATTTATTTCAGATTTTAATTCTAACCATCTATCGTATGCTGTTTGTCCATCTTTGTTTTTAATACTTCTTAAATCAATATTAGTATATCTATCAACTTTTTGAGGTGCTTTATACTTTAATTCTCTATTTTGAAAGAATTTAGTTGTTTCAGTATTTTTAAAAGTAGTCATAGCAAAAGGAGAAGACCATAAACCAGTTTTACCGCCTAATCCAAATAACCAACCATTCTTTCTATCTATTTTTTCACCAAACATATTACGTTGTGGCATTGTTCTGTTTTTATCAGAAAACGGATTTAACGTTCTTAATCTATCATTAAATGTAAATAATTCTCTTTGGTAATCATCTACAACTCTGCTTGTATATCTTAGACCACCAGACAAAGGCGTAACTTTAAATATTAATCTTGATACTAAAGAAGACCCAATTCTATCTGGAGCTCTTGATTTCATAAAATCATCACTAAAGAAAAAGTTTGCTGTTTCTAAAATGTTTTTAGTATAAAATTTAGAAGTTAAATTTCTAGTCATAGAAGCTATTACTCCCATAGCTAATTCAATATATTGATTTTCTACTTCTTCTGGTAAATCCTCATTATGTTTCATAAAATCATTTATAGCATCTACCATATCAGCCGCTATAAAAAACGGAAACATAATAGGGTCTAACCTATTTGCAGAAATATATCTACCATCACTTGTTTTAATTGAATATTCTTGCCAACCAGTTGTATTAGTTCTTTCTCTATTTTCTTTCCAATCTCTTGAGCCACCACCAGTTACATCACCTTTAATAGCTGTCATTATAGCGCTAGACCATATTAACCAACCTGCTTGTATTCTAGCATTAGCTTCAGCCGCCGCTTCAGGATTTAAATATTTACCATCAGCACTTTTAGCTAACATATGTCTCATTTGAAATTGAAATCTACCAAGTAAAGGTAAATGTTGAAAATTCCATCTTAACAAATTTGACGGTGTATTAATAAAGTGCATACCAAAGGCTCTTAACCATTTATGTTGATTAGTAAAAGATAAAACACTACCAGTAATACGACCTTCTTTTTTTCCAGTTTTAGGATTTACTGAATAAGCTGATTGTGTGTATGAACCTTCTCTAGCATATTGTAACGGGTCATTAATTAATGTATCTAATGAACCATCTGTTTCTTTTGCCGCTCCTTTAGATTCTAAATAATCAAGTTCTAATTCTTTAAATCTTTTTTTATATTCTAATCTGTTTTTAAATATTCCAATATCAGGTGTTTCATCATAAATTTTAGAATTAATTTGAGCCGCCATTCTAGCTTTAAACATCATAGTTTTAAGAAATTCATCACCTGCTGACAATACTCTCATAGGTAAACTTGTTACATATGATACAGGTTGAACAACTCCTTTTTGCAGAACAGTGCCTACAGCTCCTAAAGGTTCTGTTAATAATTTACCTGTTTCATTTATAAATCTTTGCAACTGTCCTTGTCTAATGTTGCTATCATATTTCATTTGCCTGCTATCAAGCAAAGGTCTTCCCATATAAAAACTTTTTAATGCTCTTTTTAAAGCGTGACCTATATATACATATTGATAAATATATGTTTGCAATGCTTCTCTTGCTACAATTTTAGCTCTTGCAGTATCTTTAAAAGCTAAATTACCACTTCTTAATAACATCACAAAAGGTTTCCACTGTGTTTGTGTAAGACCTGAAATAATGTTTAGAATATGTGTATCAGGTGAAGATAATAAGTTATTATTAATATATTCTGCCGCTAAATCCCATTTATTAACTTTACGTGCATTTTGTAATGCTAAAATTACTTGGTTGTCATCATCTAAAAGAGATACAGCTTTCCAAAACGCTTCGGGGTCATCTTCTTTTAATGTTTTCATTTGAACATCTTCAGGTTCAAGAATTAATTGAGCCGCTCTGTCTTTATCTTTTATAACTCTACCAGCAGTAGTTGCTCTGGCATAATTTTCTTGCAATGATTTTTGAACATCCATTAATTCATTCAAAACATTATTTCTTAATTCTAACTCTTTAACAATTTCTTGTCTTTCTTTTACACTTAAATCAACTCTATTTAATTCATTAGCTAATTTAACAATATCATCAGATTCTTTAATCATACTGTCGCCGTGTGCTATAATAATACCAAATAATTCTCTGTCTTCTTTAGCTTTTGACTTAGCTAGTTTTCTAAGTTTTTTAGGGTCAGCGCCTATTTTTTCAGCAATGACTTCCATATCTTTTAATGTAATTTTATCAGTACCAATTAATTCACTCATTTCATTTGCTGAGTTTTTAAGATACGTTAGTGCCGCACCTCTTTTATATCTAGTATAATTAAAAGGTGTTTTAGGTGGTTTATCGTTTGTTGATATACCTTCGTCTGCTGTTTGTCTTAAATTCTTAATTCTTATAGATGTTGTGTCACCAATTAATGTACTTTTAAATTCTATTTTATCTATATCTTCTTTTGATAAATTTTGATAATAATTTTTCTTTTCTTTTTTAACACCTATGTCTTCAAATAATCTTTTACCAGTTATTGTATCTCTACCATAATTTTGTAAATCAGTTAATTGTTGAATAGAAGTATTTTTTAAATTTCTATTTGTTAATTTAAAAGCTCCATAACCAAATCCTGCTCCAAATAAAGTTCCAAAACCAAAACCAGAAGCCGCAGATATACCAGATTGTTTAAGACTAAATTCATCTTGAACACCTGTTTCTATAGCTGTATTTTGTAACATAGCATCTTGAGCAGTTGTAATTCCAGCACCTATAGCACCTTCATACAAAGCACCTTTTTTGACTGCTTGTCCCAATGCTTTTTTCTCAGCTTCTTTAGCCGCTATTTTAATAGTTTCTTCTGATAATTCTTTAGCTATTTTACCTTTTAATGCTTGTTTTAAAGTTTCTTTATAAGCTTGTTTTGCCGCTTGACCACCAACTCCAACACCAATTAAATTTACAGGGTCAGCTAATAATGCTCCACCATTATCTTTTAACCAACCACCAAAACTTCTATTTGGGTCATCCCACCACGAAGGTAGCATTTTATAAGTTTGGTCTATATAAGCAAATTCTTGTAATCTTTTTTCATCTTCTTCACCCATAACATTTGCCATATCCATACCCATAGAAACAGTGTTTCCATTTCGCCAAGCTCTGTCATTGTAAAAGTATTCTAGTAAGTCTGCGTGTGATTTATTTAAAAATGTATTATCATTTTCCCTATAAGAATAATAGGATTTTAGAGTGTTGTAAAATTTTTCTGTTTGTATTTCTTCTAGTGCGCTTTGTGCATCTAATGCTTTTGTCAATTGCTCATTTCGTATTCTTTCACCTCTTTGTCTTCTAACTCTATCTGGTGTTCTTTCTATAGTAGTTGTTGGTGTTTCATCTTGTAATATATCCCAATTAATTTCAGCCATAAATTATTATTTTCCTACTGATATTTGTTTAATTAATTCTAATAAATTGTTAACATCTACACCGTAAGTTTGAGCTAATTGTGTTAACACAGGTGTAAATGTATCTCTGTTTTTACTTAAATAATCAACAAAATTACTATCAATTTCTACATTAAGAGCTGTTGGTAAACTTGATTTAATAAAATTATTTAATTGTTTTGTTTTAAATTCAGCTTCTTCATTTGTAAAAGGTGTTAATTTATCAGATATACCTGTATCCTCATATTTAGGTAATGTTTTTAATTGTTCATTAATATTTGAAGTTATAGTATTTATGTTTGTTATTATATTTTGAGTTTGTTCTTGCATCATTTCTTGTTGTTGCTCAATTCTTCTTTGTGTTTCTAAATCAGACTGTTCTTTTTCTGTCATAGTCATAATTTCTGGAGCAACTTCATCTTTAAATGTAGTAATAACATAATCACCTAATTCTTTCATAAATTTTCTACGGTCAGAATTGTTTGGTAATTTTCCATTTTCTTTAATAAAATTATCTTCAAAAGAATCTATTTCTGTTATTATGTAATTTGTAGAATTAAATATTGCTTGCGCACCATTTGATTTTAAAATACCGTTTGTAGTAAAATTACCTTTAACTGCATTTTGAATTAAAGTTAATTGTGAAGAATACGTGCTGTTTGCAATGTGAATAGGTTTAATACCTTTTTCACTATTAGAAATATGTTTATCAAAATATCCTATTGCTTTTGTTAATTCTGATGTTGGTATGTTTTCTTTATCAAAAGCTGTAATAAGTTCATCTAAATTATCATACTGACCTAATAATATGTCAACCATAAATTTATCAGTAACAACAGGGTCAACATCTGCAAATCTATTTACATTCATAATATTATCAAAAGAAGACAATAATTGAGGTGTTCCAAACTTTTCTAATTTTTCTCTCAATTCTTTTCTTTGTGCAAAAGTTTTAGGAGAGCCGTCTTGATTATCAGAAAAAGCTTCACTGAAAATTTGTTGTATTTCTTTTTTCTCTTTATATTCTTCGTTAATTCTGTTTTGATTTTCTAAAGTTACTCTTTTATTATTTAATTTGAAAACAGTTTCTGAAACATCTTTTCTTTTAGTATCAATTAATGAACCTAATTTCATACCATCTTTTCCAATGCCTCTATCAGAAGATAATATTTTTATTGCTTTATCTATATCATCTGTAGAAGTTGCATTGTTATATAAATCTTGAGCATAAGCTAAAACAACATTATTTACTTCTTCATTAGAATACATATACCTTGTGGTTTTTTCACCTTCTTCTGGTGGTAAAGCAATTTTTAATGAATTAGCAGTTGCCCAAACATCTGTTACATCTGAAGCAGAAAGAATTTTAACACCTTCTTCAATTTTTTTAGTTTGAGCATAATTGTTTCTTACTTGAGAATCAGCAATAGCTTCTTTAGCTTTGTATTGATTAAATACAGAAGCAAAACCTAAAGCATAAGAACCGTCTTTATCAGCAAAACTTGGAAGATATTCTTTGTAAAAAGCAGGTAAATTAGTTTCTTGAAAATTATATTTATTTTTATTTTCTTCTATTTTAGCAATAGCATCAACAGCTTGATGTCTTCCTGTATGATATTGAACTGTTTTGTCTATGTATTTTCCAGACAAATTAGGATGCTTACCTTCTAAAATTTCTTTTTGAATTGTTTCAGCATCTTTAGTTAATAATAATTGGTTTAAATCTTGTATAGCAACATCTTTTTTTTGAGAAATCCCTCTGTTGTAAATTGTTTGTAAAGCAGGGTTTACATCTCTTTGTAATATATTAATTAAATCTGTAGCTTCAGATTTATCTGCGGTATTAATTTGACCAGCAAATGTAGCGCCCATATATTTATTTGTAACTCGTGATTTGTATGCCATTAATTATTCCTTATTTGATTATAATGTTGGTTCTCGCTCACCAGCCGTTGGTTTTGGTTTAACATTTGCTTTATAATTTTGATAACCTTCAGCACCAATAGTTGCTACTTGTAATAACAATCCAGTTTGACTAGGCATTGTTACAGGTTTAACACTATTGTATCTTCTTTGTTGAGCCGCATAAGCTTCAGATTCTTGACCTGTTAATTTCATAACATCTGTTTCGTAATCTCTAACAACATCTAAAAATTGCATATCATAAGTTCCTGCAATATCTTGTACAATTTTAACTCCATTACCAGCATTTAAATTTAAAGCTTGAGATTGTTTTTTATTATTTTCTTGTGAAATTTTAAATTGTTCTGCTTTCTTTTCTCTACTTGCTAAAACTGCTTCTCTATCAATTTTAGATAAATCATTAAGATATGCTTGGTCAGAGCTTCTTTGTGTTTGTGTGTTAGCTCTTTGTTGTGATTTAGCTACTGCTTTTTGACTTTGATAAGAATATATCGCTGTTCCTATTTTCAGTGCTGTTACAACATCACACATAGTTAATTATTTGTCTCCTTCATCATTAATAAAAACGGCATTTTACCAAAACCATAATCTCCAATTTCAGTTCGTGGTTCAAAGCCAAGATATTGAAGCCATTTAAGTGACTTCCAATTTCGTTTATCTACAAAATTATATAAATATTTATAATCTTTTCCCATTTCTTTTATCCAATAAGGACATTCTTTAATAAATTGTTTTGTATGTTGAAATAATTTTTCACTAGACAACATCCAAGCTACTCCATAATCCGGTTCTTTGCATTTAGCTACACCAAACATACCAATAACACCTTCATCTTTTGTTCCAATAATACTAAATATTTTTCCACTAGGTTCAGTAAACGGAAACACTAAAGCTTCTAAAGGTGAAGAATTATTAGATGCTTTAATTTCTGCTCTGTCATCTTTTCTTATTCTTGGTGCTAAATATAAAGCGTCTTTTAATATAGCGGGTCTTACGTAGTTTTCTCTGGTCATTTAAATCCTTTGTGAACGATTGTGGTAATATCCTTCAACTTCTGCACTAGCAATGTACATAGGCAGATGTGAAGAACTTTTTATATTTAAAGTAAAATCTGTGTTTCTACAGGAAACGGGTACCTTAATAGTTCCTGAGTTAATTGCTGGCACACCAACTTGACTTGAAGGTGTTCCAATAATATAACCATTCATAAAAGTATAACTTGTATCTCTACCTTTAGGTGTTACTTCAACTTGAAAATATCCTGAGTTTTCATAATTAAAAGATATGTTTCTTATTTGATAACGACCTGATGTAATAGCTACTAATCCTCTACCAGAACTTTCTCTTATATATTGAGGCGATAAAGTATATTTAGATTCAAAAGGAACACCAATATATAAATTAGTATGATTACCTTGAATTGTATAAGTTGAGCCTGCTGTGTTAGTTGCTGTAAAATTATTTCCAGTAACAGCATCAACTGCAATTAAACCTGTTTTAACACCATACGGTGAAGTAAAGGTAGTTAGATTTGTGTTACTATCATATGTTCCAGTAACATTCTTTTTTAAATCTAAATAAATATTAAAACCAATTGTTGTATCTTTTAAATTTCTTAAATCAATTTTAATTAATTTTGTATTTGTTCCTTCTGAAACCATTAAATAAATAAAACTTTCAAAAGACATACCACCTAATATTTTAGCATTAGCAAAAGTCCATTTTGACCAAGCTGTTTGTACTTTTTCACCTCTATCAAAAAAGTATTTATAAATGTACATTGTACCACCATTAACAGATGTTATGTTAGTACCTGTGATATAAGGTGCAAGTTGTGCGTCTGCATTATCAGAAGCTAACGCAATTAATGTATCTTCTGTTGTATTACTAATTAATTGATAAACATTACTAGGTATTAAATTTTGAACTGAAACTGTTATGTCTAAACCATCATTTGTTAATGTATCATCATCAGCAAAATATTCTCTTATAGCTGTGTTATTGTTTCTTGCTTGTGCAAAATATGCATACTTACCTGCTGAAACTGGTTTAACAGCTTGATTAAATTCAAATGATGAAGTTTCATTTAAAACTGCTGAAGTAGGTGTTAAACTATCTCCTAAATTTCCTAATTTATATTGTGATTTTTCAGAAAATAATAATAAAGATTCATTAAAAGCTAAACTATCAAATAATGTGTTAACTTCACTTCCTGAAGCCGCAATATCAATCGGGTCTGTATCTAAAACTTGTGTAACTGTTTTTGCAAAGAAATTAAAAAATTCTGCGTTTTCTGTAAATATTAAATTATCTCTTGCTAAAACACCTAATCTATTTTTATAAAATAATAAATTATTAATTTTGTTACCAACAAAACTTGGATTAGAATTTGTAATACCATCACCTGCAACTCTATCACTCCAATCAACTTCTTGAAATGTAAATGTGCCA